TCGGCCAACAGCGAGTCGCAGTTGCGTAAGGTGACTTGGGCCGAGATCACCAAGTGGCTGGCGATGGGGCTGAACAGCCACTGGTTTGAGGTCAGCGCAACCAGTCTGCAACCGGCCAAATGGCTGACCGAGTTAGTCGAGCGCGATCTGCGTAAGGGCACCAGGTATTGGGGCGTTGAGGGGCGGCTGTGGTCGGCTGAAAATCCGGACGCGTTTGCCGGTGTGCACAACATGGACGGCGTGCTGGTCATCTTTGACGAAGCCAGCGGTATTGATGACGCCATCTGGGCGGTGACGGCGGGCTTCTTTACGGAGAACACGCCCAACAGGTTTTGGTTTGCGTTTTCCAACCCCCGCCGCAACACGGGGTACTTTTACGAGACGTTCCACTCCAAGCGCGACTTCTGGAATACCAAGGTGGTGGACGCCCGCACGGTCGAGGGGACAGACAAGGCGGTCTACCAGCAGATCATTGACGAGTACGGGCCGGACTCAGCCCAAGCGCACGTTGAGGTGTACGGCCAGTTCCCGAGCGCGGGTGATGATCAGTTCATCGGCGCCAACACGGTCGATGAGGCCATGAAGCGGGTCAAGTACCAGGACTTGAGCGCGCCTATTGTGATCGGGGTCGATCCGGCGCGGTTCGGCGCGGACGCTACGGTCATCGCCGTGCGGCAAGGGCGCGACATTGTGAAGATCATTAGGCACCGAGGCGACGACACCATGACCGTGGTGGGGTATGTGATCGACGCCATTGAGGAATACAAGCCCACGCTGGTCGTCATCGACGAGGGCGGGCTGGGGGCGGGCATTGTGGACAGGCTCAAAGAGCAGCGCTACAAGATCAAGGGCGTAAACTTTGGCAACAAGTCCAAAAACCCGATCATGTACGGCAACATGAGGGCGCAAATGTGGGGCGACATGCGGGAGTGGCTCAAGACGGCCAGTATTCCAAACGACAGGTTCTTGAAGACGGACTTGATTTCGCCTATGATGAAACCTGATTCACGTGGAACAATTTTTTTGGAATCAAAAAAAGACATGAAGGCGCGTGGTTTAGCCTCGCCAGACGCTGCGGACGCTATTTGCGTGACGTTTGCCTTTCCTGTGGCACATCGGGGCGAGTACAATGCGCGAACAACCACCCGCCGAACGTATTCAGACACTTCGGCCAACACATCTTGGATGGGAAGCTAGATGGCAACGAAAAAAACTGTTTCTTTGTCTGTTGGACGCGGTGAAAAACTGCCGGTGTCTAAGGGCGCTGGCCTGACGGCCAAAGGCCGCGAGAAATACAACGCTGCGACTGGCTCAAACCTCAAAGCGCCGGCTCCAAACCCCAAGACCAAGGCAGACCAAGGCCGCAAGGATTCATTTTGTGCAAGAATGGGCGCCGTAGCAGCCAACGCCAAAGACGGCGAACGCGCTAAAGCAGCCCTTAAACGATGGAAGTGTTGATCATGGCGACAAAACCTGGACTCTACGCAAACATTAACGCCAAACAAGCGCGCATCAAAGCTGGTTCAGGCGAGAAAATGAACAAGGTTGGCAGCAAAGCAGCGCCAACAGCCAAAGACTTCAAAGAGTCAGCCAAGACGGCTAAGAAGAAGTAAATGGCAAACACCAAACCCATTGGCGTAGCGTACGAAGATCAAAACATCATCGGCGCGGACACGGTTAGCGCGGCGGTAGTCTTTGCTACTTCGCAGCTAGGCTACACCAACGCGGGTTACGGGACAGTCACCCAGCAAAACAATAAAGCCACTGGCGTCACAATAAACAAGACGGCCGGAACTATTACAACGGCCAATGCTCAGATGGCCCCCAACGCCAAAGTGGCGTTCATTGTCACCAACGACAAAGTGTCTGCTTTGGATACGGTGATTGTAAATATTGCGGCCGGCGCTACGGCTACCTTTGCGTACCTTATTGCCGTAGTGACGGTAACTGACGGCGCATTTACAATCAATTTGGACAACGTGTCAAGCAACGCGTACACGGACACGCTTAAAATCAATTTTGCTGTTCTCCACGTTTTGCCCGCATAAGGACTGTTATGCCGCTTGTCAAATCCAAAACACCCGAAGCCTTTCGCAAGAACGTCAAGGCCGAAGTTGCTGCCGGCAAGCCTGTGAAGCAGGCCGTAGCAATTGCTTACGCCGTCAAGCGCGCGGCTGCACCAAAGAAAAAATAATATGGCACAAGACCCAACTGGAATCGTAGCGGCAGCGGCAGTTGCTGTTGGTGGTTCGGCTAAAGACAAGAGCAACGCGGACATCTTAGCGACGGCGCGCTCCCGGTTGGATATGGCTATGTCTTGCTACTCTGAATCGCGTGAAGACGAAAATGACGACTTGAAGTTTTACGCCGGCTCACCAGACAACCATTGGCAGTGGCCTGCCGACGTGCTGGCTACTCGCGGTGCGGTGCAAGGCCAGACGATCAACGCTAGGCCGTGCCTGACAATCAACAAGCTGCCGCAACACGTTCGTCAAGTGACCAACGACATGCGGCAGAACCGCCCCGGCGCCAAAGTCATTCCCGTGGACGACAAAGCCGACGTTAAAGTTGCTGAAATCTTCAACGGCATGATCCGGCACATAGAGTACATCTCGGACGCTGACGTTGCATACGACACGGCCTGCGAGAACCAAGTGGCCTACGGCGAAGGCTACATCCGCTTGCTGACCGAGTACTGCGACGACGACACGTTCGATCAAGACATCAAGATCGGCCGCATCCGCAACTCGTTTTCGGTCTACATGGATCCAACGATTCAAGACCCCACTGGCGCCGACGCCAAGTGGTGCTTTGTTACTGAAGATGTGGCCAGAGACGATTACATGCGTATGTACCCGGACGCAGCGCCTATCTCAACGCTGCAATCGCTGGGTGTAGGCGATCAGTCAATCTCCAACTGGCTCAATGAAGACACGATCCGCGTTGCGGATTACTACTACGTTGACTTCGACACAGCTACGCTCAACATGTACGCCGGCAACGCCACGGCTTTTGAGGGCACGCCTGAAGACAAGATGCTGCGCCAAACCTATGGCAAGCCAAAGCGCACACGCCAAGCCGACCGCACACGCGTGCGGTACTGCAAGATCAACGGGTACGAAATCCTTGAGCAAAACGAATGGGCAGGCAAGTGGATTCCTGTGATCCGTATTGTTGGCAACGAGTTTGAAGTCGATGGCCGTTTGTATGTGTCGGGCCTTGTGCGTAACGCCAAGGACGCCCAGCGCATGTACAACTACTGGGTGTCGCAAGAAGCTGAGATGTTGGCCTTGGCGCCTAAAGCGCCCTTTATCGGGTACGGCGGTCAGTTTGAAGGCTACGAAGACAAGTGGAAGACCGCCAACACGACCAATTGGCCGTATCTGGAGGTCAACCCTGACGTTACAGACGGTCAAGGCGCTGCCTTGCCACTACCCCAGCGGTCGCAGCCACCAATGGCCTCCAGCGGCCTTCTGCAAGCCAAAGCGGGCGCTGCTGAAGACATCAAGGCCACAACCGGCCAATACAACGCATCGCTAGGCCAAGGCGGCAACGAACGGTCTGGAAAAGCTATCCTTGCGCGCCAGCGTGAAGGTGATGTTGGCACCTACCATTACGGCGACAACCTGACACGCGGCGTTCGGCACATTGCACGCCAGTTGGTCGATCTGATCCCTAAAATCTATGACACGCAGCGCATCGCCCGAACAATCGGTGAGGATGGCGAGGCAAAGATGGCGAAGATCGACCCAGATCAGCCCATGCCAGTGCGCGAAGTTCGCAATGCCGAAAACATCGTCATCGACACGATCTACAACCCTACTATCGGCAAGTACGACGTAGTGGCAACCACTGGCCCCGGCTACGCGACCAAGCGTCAAGAGGCATTGGACGCGATGGGCCAGTTGCTGCAAGGCAACCCACAATTGTGGGCCGTGGCCGGCGACTTGTTTGTTAAGAACATGGATTGGCCCGGCGCGCAAGAGATGGCAAAACGGTTTGCCAAAACCATCGACCCTAAATTTCTCAGCGACGACCAAGCATCGCCTGAACTGCAAGCCGCGCAGCAGCAGCTTCAAGCGATGGGCCAGCAAATTGAACAGATGGCCGGAATGTTGGACAATGTGCAGAGTTCCGAAATTGTTCGCACAAATGAGATCAAAGAGTTTGAAGCAATGATCAAAGCGTTTTCTGCCGAAACCCAGCGTATCTCTGCGGTTCAAGCCGGCATGACGCCAGAGCAAATTCAAGACATCGTTATGGGCACAATTAGCGGCATGATTACCAGTGGTGATCTTGTA